AAGCCGCCATGCAGGCCAAGGCTGCGCTCGACGCCGCTAAGGCATCGGCCGACCGGGCGCAGGAAGAGATCGACGACTGGCTGACCGAGTGCCAGTACCACGCCGAGGTCAGGAAGCAGATCGAAGGCGCAGCCAAGGTCGGCACCGGCGTCCTGAAGGGGCCGCACCCGGAACTGCGCCGAGCCCGTGCCGCCAGGAAGGCTGTGGACGCCAATGGGCAGGAATCGTGGACGGTCGAGATGGTCGAGAAGCTCGCCCCGACGTCCAAGTGGGTCAATCACTGGAACTTCTTCCCGGCTGGTGACTGCGGCGACGACATCCAGAAGGGCTCCGGCGTCTTCGAGTGCGACGACATCACCGCTCGAGCGTTGTTGGACCTGAAGGCGACCCCGGGCTATCTCGGTGATGCGATCGACCTCTGCATCGAGGAAGGCCCGACCGATGCGGTGGACGGCACCAAGCGCCTGAAGGAAGGCGACAAGCCGACTGAGGCCACGCTGTTCCAGGTCTGGTACTTCCACGGCCAGGTGTCCCGGCATGACATGGAAGCCTGCGGGGTCCGGTGCGGCGACAAGGACAACTACCCGGCCGTGGTGACGATGGTCAACGACCGCATCATCAAGGTCGCGGTCTCGCAGCTCGATTCCGGCGAGTACCCCTATGACGTGATGGTGTGGCAGGCCCGCCCGGACCACTGGGCTGGTGTCGGTGTTGCCCGGCAGATGCGCGAGTGCCAGAAGGGCGCCAACGCCGCGGTGCGCAACCTGATGGACAACGCGGGCCTGTCCGCAGGTCCGCAGATCATCATCGACCGCAGCAAGATCCAGCCGGCCAACGGGCGCTGGGAGCTGACGCCGCGCAAGATTTGGTACACGGTCGCCGACGAGGAAGGTGTGGACGTCACCAAGGCGTTCATGATCGTCAACATCAACACGCTCCAGGCGGAGTTGATGGCGATCCTGCAACTGTGGGTGTCCAAGGCCGAGGAAGTCACTGGTCTGCCGATGCTGCTCCAAGGTCAGATGGGCCAAGCCGGAATGACCGACAAGGTCGGCATTGCCAACATCATGAACAACAACGGCTCGACGGTCCTGCGCCGGCTGGCGTGCACCTTCGATGACCGGGTGACGGTTCGTCACATCGGCCGCTACTACGAGTGGCTGCTGCTGTATGGGCCGGACGAGGCCAAGGGCGACTTCCAGATCAAGGCCCGCGGCTCGAGCGCGCTGGTTGAACGTGACCTGCAATCCCAGGCCTTGCCGCAACTGATCGGCCTGTCGCTCAATCCGGCATACGGGCTCGACCCGGAACTGGTGATCAAGGAAGTGCTCAAGTCGCTGCGCCTGAACACGCAGACGCTGGAGCTGTCCGACGAGAAGAAGACCGAGATGGCCAACCGCCCGCCGCCGGAGGACCCGCGCGTGACGGTGGCCAAGATGCAGATCGAGGCCGAACAGGCGCAGGGCAACGCCGAGCGGATGCTCGAGGAGAAGCTCGCCGGCATCGACGCCCAGATCAAAGGGGTGGAGATCGCTTCCGAAGAAAAGCGCGACCTCGAGAAGCAGAAGGTGCTGCTCACCTCCCTTGCCCTGCAACTGCGCGAGCGGCGCGACCAGGACATGGCGCGGCACACGGTCGACGTGTACAAGTACCGCAACCCGCAGGCCAAGCCGCCGGCTGAGCCTGTCGGTCAAGCCCCGGCCGGTCACGCCTTCGAGCAATGAGCGACGACATCAAGCCGTCCAAGCCGCTGCTGGACGCCAACGACCTGCAGACCGCCGTGTGGCGAAAGATCAGGGAACACCTCGAGGCGACGCTGGCCAAGGCGCGCGCCCGCAACGACGACAAGAGCCAGGACGAAACCGAGACCGCCTTCCTGCGGGGCCGGATCTCGCTGGCGAAGTATTTGCTGGCTCTGGGAAACCCCAGCCCGGCACCCGACGCGCACGAGGACGAGACCGAATAGGTTCCGTCAGCCTGCGCATGTGTTGACGCTCCTTCGGGAGCGTTTTTGTTTTGGAGCCCAGTCGAATGACTACGGAATCGGAGACGAGCCAGCAGCAAACAGACGAGAAAGCCGCACAAGCAGCGTTCAGCGCATCGTTTGTCGAGGAGCCGCAAGGCACCACGGCGCCGACGCCCGAGCCGACGGCAGCCCCGCAGGCCGAACAGGCCACGGAGCCGGAGAAGCGAGAGGAAGCCGCGCAACCAGCGCCGAGTCCCGAGCCCACTCCAGCACCGTACGACGCGCAGGCCGCCATCCGCAAGCTGCAGGGCCAGATCGGCGACCTCAATAGTCTCCTGCGCGAGCAGATGAAGAAGAAAGAGGACGCCGGCAAGCCTGCGGTAGTGACCGCGGTCGAACTCAAGCGAATGAAGGAAGAGTATCCCGAACTCGCCCAGTTCCTGCAGGAAGACCTCGCTGAATCGCTGTCAGCGCTCGCCCCGCGTGGTCCCGACTCGAAGGAACTGCACGAGCTGATCGACCGGGGTGTGGCCCAGGGTGTCGAGGCTCGGATGGCGGAACTGCGTGAAGCAGCCGTCACCGATCGCCACGAGCGCTGGAAGACCGACCTGTACGCGGACCTCAAGACCGGCCAGAAGACCCCCGAGTACCAGGCATGGCTCAAGACCATGTCTGAAGCCGAGGGGAAAGCCTTCGAGGCCAGCCAGAACCCGTACTTCGTGATCAAGAAGCTCGACGCCTTCTACGAGTGGCGCGACAAGGCCGCCAAGGCAAAGCAACAGCAACAGGACCGACTCAAGGCAAACATCACCCCGCAGGGTGTGCCGCGAGCCGGGCAGGCAACACCGTCCGACGAAGAGGCCATGCGTAAAGGCTTCGAGGCGGGCTTCAACTCCTGAAGGAGTGAACCATGGGTCTCGCAACCTACGACAGCCCGGCACAACGCCGCGGCACCATCCTCGGCCGAATCCTGAAGCACGCGCTGCAGGTCTCCACGGTCGAAATCTCCGGCGAAGTCGAGCGTCAGCCCGTCAAGCAGGGCGACACCGTCATCTTCCGCCAAGTGGTTCCCTACGGCGCCACCGCCGCGGCGCCCGACGTGCTGACCGTGACGGCTGCCGCCAACCTGATCCAGGAAGGCCAGACGCCCAACGCCGAATCGCTCGTCATCCTCGACACGTCGGTGACGGTGCAGAAGTACGGCGCGCTGTACGGCTACACCGAGCGGCAGGCTTCCCTGGGCGAGGACGATGTCCCGGCCTGGATGGAAGAGCAACTCGGAGAGCGCCTGGGCAACGTGCGCGAGAAGGTCTACATCGGCGCCCTGCAGGCCGGCACCAACCGCTTCTACAGCGGCGGCACGACCCGCGCGACGACCGACGAGCCGGTGACGCTGAACCTGGTGAACCGCATCACGCGCTCGCTGGCCGGCAACCACGCCAAGTTCGTGCGCGGTGTCATGGCCGCGTCGCCGAACTACGGCAGCCAGGCCCTGCAAGCCGCGTACCTCGCTTTCGGGCACACCAGCCTGCAGCAGGACATCGAGGCGATCCCGGGCTACAAGGCCAAGGCCGACTACGGCTCGATGAAGCCGGCCCACGACATGGAGATCGGCTGCGTCGGATCGGTGCGGTTCATCCTGTCGCCGGACATGCCCTACGTGGCCGACGCGGGCGCCGCCATCGCCGGCACGACCAACTACTCCACGACCGGCACCAACGCCGACGTGTACCAGTTGTTCGTCATTGCCAAGGACGCATGGGCGCACACCGCGTTCCGCGGCCTGGACGCGATCAAGTTCAACCACATCAAGCCATCGCAGGTCGACAAGAGCGACCCGACGGGCGAGCGTGGCTACGTGTCCGGAACGTTCTACGACGCGGCTGTCGTCACCCACAACGGGTGGCTCGCGGTTGCCGAGTGCACGATCTCGGCGCTGACCTGATCTGATGGGGCCGGGTAATACCGGCCCCAATCAACCCAACACGCAAGGAGCATAGAAATGCCGAACGCACGACAACTGCATGGCCTGACCATGTGCACGGTTTCCCCGGCGCTTGTCAAGGGAACCAACAAGTCCTACACCACGACCGTGACGGCCGTCGGGATGATCAACGGCAAGTTCGTGACGGGCCTGACGGCTCAGACCAACGCCGCCTTGCCCACGACCGATGCGCTGTCCGGCGCCGCCTTCCGCGCGCTGTCCGACAACCAGGCGACGGTGATCGTCGTCGGCCAGAACGCGGCCGGCGCGATCAAGATGTGCCAGGGTTCGATCGAGGACACGCAGGTCGGTGTCACGACCACGGCCGGCGACTTCATCCGCGCCCCGCAGTTCCCGGCGCTGCCCGACGATATGATGGTCTTCGGGTACTTGCTGGCCCGCACGGCGCCGTCGGCGTCCGCGTGGACCCCCGGCACGGACAACTGGGCCGCCACGGGCGTCACCTGCACGGAGTTCGTGCAGTGCGGCGTCCTTCCCGATCGCCCGCAGACCGCTTGATCTGCTGACGCTCATTCCAGAGCCCCTCTTCGGAGGGGCTTTTTCTTTGGAGCAACAACTCATGCCACGAGTGAAATCCGTCATCAGCACGAGCGACGTCGAAGCGGTCAACCGCGCGATGGCGCCGCCAGAGGAACTCCCCGAGTTCGACAGGGACGACATCCAAGTCGTCCCGGCAGACCGCATGGACGCCAAGGC